GGTCAAGAATCACTAAGAATTAAATATTCACAACCAGCTGGTATGGGTGATGAAGTCGACCCAGATGATGTAATTGATAAAACTTTTAGAGTTTATAAAGTAGACCAAGTTAGAAAAGTTGACCAAGATAGAACACTTTTTAGACTTCATTTTTGTGCACCTGAATTACTTCAAGCTAAGAGAATCAGAGTAAGTCAAGCCTTTAGAGGAAACTTATCAGATATAGTCGCTGGTTTATGTGAACAACATTTAGATATTAAAAACGATATAGTTCCTGGTGATTCACATTTTGAAATTAGAGAAAAATCATCTGGAGATAATTTTCATGTAGTCGTACCTAACTATACTTTAAGTTATGCTATTAATTATCTTTGTAGACAGGCACAGGGCACAGACGCAGAATCTGGATTACAAGATTCATTTTTCTTTTTTCAAACAGCTAATGGTAATTTTAGATTACAATCATTAGATTCAATGTTAAAAATAAAATATGCTGGTAATAGACCTTTTGCATATACAGAGACAAGAGAAGATAACCCAAAAGATATACCAGCAGATAAAACAGATGAAGGACTAGTGGGTATTGGTAGAAAGATACTTGGTTATAATGTGGGTATATCTGCAGATGTTTTGAAAGGTATAACTCAAGGTCTTTTCGCTTCAAAACAAACAACGATAGATACTACTTTTAAATATTTTTCAGAAAGGTCATATAACTTTTTAGAAAAGTTTTATGCTGGAAAAGATTCAGCTATTGACATTTATCCTTTCGTAAGAACTGCACCTGAAAGTATATACAAAGGTGGTTCAGCTGGAGAAGGTCAAGATGTTCCTATTCTTGGAGCTAAAACTTTAGATACGATAGGTTCATATGCAGACGCGAACATATTACTAAAATCAGATACACAATTTGTTCATAATGAAGAAAATAAAATAGTCCAAATAGGATACGATAAAGCTCAAGGTACAGACCAGTTTAGACAGGCAGCTAAACAACTATTAGAATATCATACAGTCAGTGCTGTATTATCAGCTAGAACAGATATATCTGTAGGTCAAATAATTAATTTACAAATACCAGTATCATCTCAAGGTGAGGATAATATAGACCCATTCTTTTATAATGGTGACCATTTAATAACTGAAATAATGTGGAAGTTAACACCATCGGATTGTGAAACACATATTAAATGTATTAAAGATTCTGTAATAAATCACATAGAGACAACACAGGTAGAATATGGGAAAAGTATATAATGGATAATTATTTAGGAAGACAAGGATTAAATTGGTTTTACGGAGTAGTTGAAGACCGAAATGACCCATTATATTTAAATAGAGTAAGAGTTAGAATATATGGTAATCATACTTACGATAAACAAAAAATAGCCACACCAGATTTACCTTGGTCAGAGGTTATGATGCCTACAACTTCACCTTCTCTATCAGGTTTAGGTCAAACTACACATGGATTAGTAGAAGGTTCTACAGTTATTGGTTTTTACAAAGATGGTTCTGAAAGACAAGAGCCAGTTATTATGGGTTCTTTTATTGGAACACCACAATCATTTCATAGAATAGATGAAACTATTAATGAAGATGGCAGTCGAAACTTTACACAGGTAGCCAGAAAGGCTACAGAGGGTTTTAATGACCCTAGGCTAAAAGAAGCTTCAAGTTATGAAGGTACTCCTGATGGTCCTAAACCAAAACATATTCAAAGACCAGATGGTCTTACTTTAGATTTAAAAAATTCACCAAGAAAAGATGGTCTAACAGAGGGTGTAAATTATCCTAGAACAGAATATCTTGGTATCTCAGATGTTAATTTATTAGCGAGACCAACAGACTACGCTTCTGAAAATAATAATCCAGTAAAAGACATATATCCTGTTCTTACTTTAGATACTCAAGAAGGACCTGGTTTAGAAAATTTAGAAGTAGGTAAAACAGAAGGTAAAAATAATACAGCCCTTAGAGATATTACAACATATTTAAAACCAAAATATCCATTTAATCATGTTCAAGAATCAGAATCAGGACATTTAATTGAGATAGATGATACACCAGACTTTGAGAGAATACATCTTTATCACAGAAAAGGCACAAGATTTGAAATAGACAAAGACGGAAACTATGTAGAAAAAATTGTAAAAGACAAATATTCTGTGGTGGCTGGAAATGATTTTGTTACAATTACAGGAGATGTTGTTGTAAATATAACAGGTAACGCTCATGTAAATGTTACAGGTACAAGTAATATAACATCTCAAGATAAAATAACAATCACAGGTAATAACGAAACAGAGATTATATCAGATACAACAATCACAGGCAAACTTCATGTTACAGGTGAACAAACTAATGATTCAACAATTACAGCGACTGATAGTATAACAGGTAAAGAAATAGTTCTTGATACACATACTCATACAATTAGTTCTGGTTCATCAGCAGGAAAAACATTAATACCTGATGCATAACATTTGTTAAAGTGATATAAATACATACCATGGCACAATATAATACTAAGAATCAATCAAGTATAGTAAGTAGAAGGTTTTATACAGACATTGATATAAACATGCTAAATCACCCACAAAGTAAAGATTTAGTTTTAAAGTTTGATATAAGTGCTATAAAAAGGTCAGTAAGAAATTTATTATCAACAAATAATTATGAAAGACCATTTAAACCAGGTTTAGGTGTAAACCTTAGAGGTATGTTATTTGAATTAAATTCAACACCTACAGATGTTTTAAAAGATGATGTTATAGAACTCATAGAAAACTTTGAACCAAGAGTTAATATTCTAAATGTTTCAACTACTTTTCGAGGTAATACTTTAAATGTAACACTAGAGTTTTCGGTAATAAATGACCCAAGACCACAAGAGTTAACACTAGCACTAGAGAGAGTAAGATAATGGCGACGGTAAATAGTTCAAATATTAATATAACAGATTTAGATTTCGAATCAGTAGAAGCTAGTTTAAAAGAATATCTTAAAGGTCAATCAATACTCAAAGACTATGATTTTGAGGGTTCAAACCTTGCAGTTCTTGTAGACTTACTAGCTTATACTTCACATATATCAGCATTCAACGCAAACATGGTTGCGTCTGAAATGTTTTTAGATACAGCACAAATAAGAAAGAATGTAATTTCAAGAGCAAAAGAAATAGGGTATACACCATCATCAAAGACAGCAGCTAAAGCTACATTCGATTTAACAGTAAATAGTCCGACAATAGCGGGCTCAACACCAACATCTTTAACTATACTAAGAGGTCATAGATTTAATACAGTTTATGATGGACAAAATTATACTTTTGTTTCATTAGATAATAAAACAATATCACCAGTTGGAACTCAATTTAAGTTTAATGCTTTAGATGTTTATCAAGGTTCTTTAACTTCTGATATCTATGTCTATGACGGTCAAGAAACAAACCAAAGATTTGTATTAGTAAATCCTAATGTTGATACTTCAACAATCTCAGTTTCAATCAACTCAAATAATATAGTATCATCTTGGACTAAAGCTGAAGATTTAATAAATGTTACAACAAGTTCAAAGAATTACTTTTGTCAAGAAAATGATGATGGATTATTTGAGATATATTTTGGTGATGGTATCATTGGGGCTAGACCTTTAGACGGAGACACAATCACAATATCTTATTTAGTAGTTGACTCAACTCATGCGAATGGGGCTAATACTTTCACAATGTTAGACGCAGTAAATGGTAACTCAGATGTTTCGTTTACAAATACAGTAAGTGCATCTGGTGGTAAAGAAGAAGAATCAATAGACTCAATTAAATTCTCAGCGAATAAATTCTATACTTCTCAAAACAGATTAGTTACAGTATCAGACTTCAAAGCTAAATTACAAGAATTATATCCAGGCGCTGACTCGATAGCTGTATGGGGTGGAGAAGATAATGACCCAATATCATATGGTAAAGTTTTTGTATCAGTTAAGCCTTCTCAGTTTTCAAACAATCTAACATCTTCTGAAAAATCAGTTTTAAAAACATCTTTAAAAAATCTTAGTATGTTAACAGTAAGACCAGAAGTTGTAGATTCAGAGATATTACAAATATTACTAACAACTAATTTTAAATATGACCCAACAAAAACATCTAAATCAAAATCAGCTTTAGAAACATTAGTTAGGGCAGCTATTATATCATATGATGATAATAACTTATCAGGCTTTGATACAATTTTTAGACATTCACAATTACTAGGTTCAATAGATGATGTAGAGCCATCTATTCTATCGAATATTACAACACTTAAACTTAGAAGAAATATAAAAGCAACAGTTGACGGAACAGCTTCAGGTTATGAAGTATTGTTCGGAAACGCTTTATATAATCCACATACAGGACATAATATGAGTTCTGGTGGTATTGTAGAATCAACAACTTTCAGAGTATCAGGTGATAATACTGATTATCAATTTGATGATGATGGAAATGGAAAT